CATGCATCAAAATTGCCAGTTTAACGTCTTAGCTAGGACGAAGCGGTTTTAAAAGCCCGCCTCATATCCTTTACTCTTATAGCGCAACAATTCCATATTGTGCGACAAATTAAGAGGAAAGAGAGAAGGATTTTCTCGCCTAAGGTCCGTGAACATCTTCTGGAAGAACATAAACCTTTTGGTATCCCAACAATAATTAATCATGTGGGAACTTAAGGCCATTGGTAAATCTTCATACTTAGTAGTCCTCAGTTTAGCTATATGTTTTGAAAACCGCACTGGATAATACTTCCAAATGCCGTTATCTAACTTAAATAGTGTGCTGAAAAACTCTACACCATGAAAATTCTTATGCTCTTTCATCTCCAATTCGAACCCAAGAGTTTTAGCCACCTCTACATATCGAGGCAAATCGAAAGTCTCAGGAAAGGATTGCACCACGTCGTCACCACCAGCAATAATCTCGCAGTCAGGATCCATAATCAGAGAATCAGAGCATCCCATAACTATCTTGATCAAGACGTCAACAACAATTTGTGACATCGAATTCAAGAAAATAGTCAATAAGAAACCACTCTTCATTACTCCTTTATCCAAACAAGCGAATACCTTGCCGTTAGTGGTGCGGAAAAGCGCATCCCTAGCTTCACGAATTGAACCCTCAACGTCGCTCAAATACTCTTTATACTCATCATCAGACATATTAGATGGTTTTCTAACAAGATTCAAGACAACCTTGAGGCAGATATCCCAGACATACTGGAACATATTAAAATCCCAGTTCTTCTTATCGCTTTCAACTGGTTTTCGATGAAAAAACCTTTTAACCAGGTGCTCAATGTGACCGGGAGCACTAGGCGTGAATGCGAACTTGATAGGCGAGTCCATCCAGTTCTCAACTGCATTGGATAGTAGAGGTGAGAAAATAGCTTGATGTTTAATCATCTTATCAATAGGAAACCCCATTACCAACCGCAACATTTTAGCTTGAATCTTTTTCTGCTTAGTAGGTTCGGCCTTACAGAATACTTTAAGCCAGAACGAATCGTTCCAGTTATTCAGTATCCTTTGGATCAAACCTTTCTCAGTCAAAGAAGCTATTACCTGTCCGTTAGTTACGAGGCCTTCCGCTTGATAGGGGAATCCAGGACTTTTCTTATCTTGGACTGCTGAGGAATTAATTATGCGAGATAAATTCTCCTCAGTTTTGTACCCAACTATTGGCTCATAAATGTTCGCCTTAAGTTTAGCCGTTACTAGCATAACACAACGCGTTATCTCCACATCAGTTAGTTTATGAGTTATGGACTTAACGCGACTGTTATACAATTTAAGGTGTTCTTTCAACGAATATTCCTCACTAGCCGCATTGATATCAGGCAGACCGAACTCAGTTTCATTGTATCCCAAGCTCGTTAGCTTTTCGAGGTTGTTCTTAATGTAAGAGTCAGCTTCAACTTGAGGTTTCAAAGTTGAATTACAGTGGACAGGCCTTTCAGGAGGGTATTCTTCCCAATTGGCATGCCTAATAATATCGCTCTTATTAAGACATTCGTCATCATAATCAGCTCCCCACTTGCTAGTCCTGGTATTTAATAGCTTAGCTATCCTAGAACGTCGTTCTTCAGGAGATTCATCTTCCTGCAAGAACTCGGCATAGGAACTAAGTCTCTTTTCAATACCCAACTCGCGAGCAGTTTGTCTATCCATATAATTAACGGCACCATCATTGGTGCAAAATGCGAAATCATTATCTTCGTACTCTTCGACATAGCACTGGCGGCCATTGTACTTAACGCCATCATCAACAATAGAAATCGGAGGAGGTTCACTCTCATCCGTTTGCAATCCATATTTGATAGCTTCTATACGAACGGCTACGTTGTACTTTGCCGAAGCTGATACATGCATTCCGACAACCGCATTACCGCAATACACAGGCGCTCCTGAGAATCCATATTGAGTGCTCGCAGTATGATACAGCAAAGTACAACCACTTTTAGCTAAAGTCATGCCCATACTAACTTTAAGTATATCACCTGACGGAAAGCCTACGGTAGTTATATTTAAGCCATAACAACTCTTAAGCCTCGTAGAGGATGTTGAAATCCCCAGTCGAGCC